GCAGGTGAAGGGTCTCTTGCGGTGGACGCGTTGATCCGACTTTTACATGAGTACGGTTGCGAGCTTCTGCTGCTGCCGTCAGGTATTGCGAAACATCGGCGTGCCCTGGGTGAATGGGTAGCTCGCCTACTAATCAACAGGACTCTCCATGACTGATACCAAAGCAGTATACCGAAGCCACATGGTGGGCAATCGGTTCCCCCAGTTCTCCGGCACCGGAGGATCTGTAGGCTCAGCCCCGTTTGTAATGAACACCGACATCAGCACTGTCACCGCAAACCTTGAGTCAGAACTTCGAGACCCCTGGTCTATCGCATCAGGTGGAGTAAGTGACGCTGGCGTAGCCAACATCGTACCCATCTCTATCCCGCCAGAATACAACCGGCTGGAGATCTGGGTGGCTGCACAGGCAAACTTGGATGGTTCCACACCTCCAGTCCTGAGCCTGTACGGCAGAACTCATGTGCCTCCTGGGGCTTTGGATGGTATGCCTCATGCCTATGACCGAACCAACTACCCTGAGGTTACTGAGTGGTGGACTCCTCTTACCTTTGTCGATCGTGCAGTAGACCGACTGGGAACCACCGGAACCATGGACGAGGTGGGTGCAGGTATTCCTATTGCTGGTGTGGCTAACAATGCAGGCGAGGCCAACTCAACTGGTTCGTACAACATGCAGGCTGTGGAGTTCAAGATGAACTACCGACCAGTCCCTATGCTGGCCAACACCGCTTCCGAGTTTGTGTCTCAGTACGGCACTGACTTCTTCTGCAGCCCAAGCACCAGCGTGTTCTTGGACGGATGCGATCAGGTGCTGGCAGTTGTCAAGACTGCAGGTACTGGCGGCATGCTGATGGGTAGGTTGCACGGATGAAGTACGGCGACAAGAAAAAGAAAGCAGTCAAGGCAGTTTCTAAAGGAAGATCAAAGAGATCTTCTTCCCCACGCAAAATGAAAAAAACCCCTAAGGGAGGGTGACATGGCTAAGAAGAAGAAAGCAAAAAGAGTAGCGTCTCGTCGTGGTAGAACAGCAACGCCTTCACGTGGACGAGCAGCTAGGCGAGGCACTAGTCTCAACCGGGTCGGCGGCATCGGTAATATTCAAAGACCAGGTAGCGGACGGCCATGACATTCGAAGACGCACTGCCCGTATTGAATGTAATAGTTCTGGTGGCAGGTGCCGTATGGTCTGTTGCTAAGATCACTGCTGCGGTGACCACACTGACAGCATCTGTCAATCGACTCGAGCAATCAGTCGACAAGATGGAGCGACGTCTATGCGATCACGAGACGCGCTTGTCGCACTTGGAAGCCTCGCGCTCCTAAGTTGTAAGACATCCCCCATAGCCTCATTGTCAGCACCGCAGCTGCCGGAGGTGACCCAGGTGGACCCGTCCCTCAGCCCCCTAACTTGGGTGGGGGGCGTGTCGATACTGGGCGGAATCATTCTCATGACTGTAACCCGCTTCCTGGGATTACCGTTACGAGGAGCGATCCCGCTGGTCGCGGGGATCGCTCTCGTAGTAGGGGCGTGGGCATTACAGATGTATGCCGACATTGCTATACTCCCGATTGCCATCACCAGCGGGGTGGTGGGATCCCTGGCCGTGATAGCCAGCGCACGAAAACTATTCAAGGAACAACAATGGACTCTATTCAAGACACCTTCAACGCCTTCTTCGCCAGCACCGGAGCGTGGTTCTTCTTCTACGTACTCGGTGCTCTCACCGGATCGACCGTCGCAGGATGGCTCAAAGCGGTAGTCGGCAAGCTGAAGGCCTGACATGCCTCCCCCGAATGTGCAGGAGATAAAACCCCCCGAAGGGTGGGGTGAGGATGCCGCACGCTGGTTGGAAGCGCACGGCATGGTTGCCGAGGTTCCAACAATCCGCTCATCAGACTACGAGTCTTGCTTGAGCAACCCGTTCGGCTACTACCTTACACGACGCCTCGGACTGTCGGATGCTCTCCGCTGGTCTGAGGCGTTGTCACGTGGATCGTGGTTCCACAAGCGGTTCGAGTACTGGGACATACCGGATGAACAGGCCCAACCTATTCTTGATAGTGCTATCTCTTCTAGGAAAGAAGAACTATCTGGTATATGCGGTGAGCTTGGCATTCAGTCAGATGAACGTAGAACAATACTGGAACGTGAGGAGAAAGACTTCAAGGTAACAGAGGCATGGTTCGAAGCCATCAAGGGTGAACCCCTGCAGTGGATGAGCCAGCCCCACTTTCGTTGCCTGGGCCAGGAGATCACAGGTATCTACAAGCACGACCGCTTCAAGGGTGCACCCCTGGTCGCACAGTTCGACAGCTTGTTGTACCACCGTGAGCAGAACACCCTATGGGTGGTCGACCTCAAGACCTGTGCAGAGTCCCCCACTGATAGGTTGCAGACGGTAGGCATTGAGTTCCAGACTCAGCACTACATGCACGTAGCCCACTTCCTATTGCAAGAGGGGGTGCTGCAGAAAGAGTACGATCTGCCGCAGGACTGCACACTGGGCGGGATGGCACACATCGCTGTGCAAAAGCCCACGATTAACTTCGGGCTCAATGATCGTGACTTCCTCGAGGAGGAGCACACGCTCAAGTCTGGGCCCCGCAAAGGACAGATCGAGATCCGTCGTAAGTACCTGGGGGAACCTAGGTTCGAGAACTACGTAGCTCGATGCAAGCGCTGGTACGCCGGCGAGGGTGAGTACGAGAACAAGAAGGTTGATCGGGAGCAAAACCCACCCGTCAATATTTCTTACACATATGGCAAGAATCTGCTTGACCCCCACTTCGAGGCTGAGTACCTTGAGCGGGTCGCGCTGATCCATTCTTTGGCAACGCGTAGGGCATGGCCTGATCAGTTCTACAAGAGTGCCGGCGCCATCCGGTCTCACGGTAAGATCAGTCGTTTCGCACCGCTCTACCTTTGCCACCCAAGAGAATGGCCCACCATTATCCAAGAGCTCAAACTCATTACCCTCCGAAGAGATGAGCACACCCCCTTGGATCACACAGGACTGCACACCTAACCTCCACCAGTGCAGTCCAATCCTTTCGCCGCGCGCTCTCTGTTCAGGGAGCGCGCGGTCTTCTCCCCTATGGGACAACAACACTAATACTACAAATGGAAACACAAATGGCAACACGAACAAACCCTTATGAATGGATCGAGGCAGAGATGCTGGCTCGAATCATTGGACCCAAGATTCAGGAAACTATCCGTCGACGTGAACCAGGCTCCGTTGCTGAAATGATTCGGTACATGGAGAATGACTACGGCATGGCGGGTGTCACTGGCGCACGCATGAAAGAGTGGCTCGACAAGCTCGGCTACGAAGTCAAGTCGCGTGTTGTGTTCGAGATCCCAGGCTCTGCAGCCGACGATCTGGTACCGCCACAGCAAGACCATGAAGGCGGGTCCTTCAAGATCATCGAAGAAAACGATACCACTTACAACTATACCTCCCGACCTGTGCCTGACGCAGGCGGGATACAAGGAACACTATGACACAAGTAGATCTACAACATGGGAACACCGCAGCACAGCGGTTCTCCCGACTAGGCGTGCAGAAGTCACGCATGATTACAGGCCCACGATCCATGTTCGCCATGGTGAGTGGTCCCCCAGCCAGCGGCAAAACCAACTTCTTCATGGGTTGCGATGGCGCATACATCATCAACCTCGATCAGGCATCCATGCCCGCTCGGGATCTGGACGACATCAAGTCAGGCGTATGGCCTGGCGTTGACGATGACGGTCAGTGCGTTGATGTGGATGGCAGCACCTTTACCCTCACGTGGGAGAAGATCCAAGAGAAGGTAGAAGTTCTCAAGGAGCTGGCTAAGAACAAAGAACCACGACCAGACATGGTTGTATTCGATACCCTCAGTGGCTTGCTCAACATTGCTACTGAGTACGTTACCCGCAAGTCGGGTAAGAAGGACTTCAAGGAACTGGATGGCCGGCGTGCGTACGACGACCTTTACTCCTTGATCCTGAACACTTGTCAAGACCTGCGCCGTCATGGCTATGGGGTCTGGCTCATCTGTCACATCGTCAACAAGACGGTGCAGATTGGTGAGGACAGGTACGAGGAGCGACCACGGCTCACCATTACTGGTGGGTTCTGGCAGCGACTCTTCTGGCAGTTGGAACTGTCAGCGGTGATCACCGCAGAGTGGGACGTCGAGACCATCGAGCGGGAGATCAAAACCGGACGAAAGGATGCCCAAGGTAATGAGATCATCCGTAAACGTCCTGAGACTCAGAAGGTGAAGAAACACCACTTCACTATCAATCACCAAGATTACCTCGGCATCACAAAGGGGAAGGTGGACTTCTCCGACCTGCGTCTGACACGTGAGTCAGCGTGGGCACAGTTTGAATCAGCGTATACAGGAAACACATCTAATGATGAACAATGAAACTAAGAATGCATTCGCAAACATGCAGAACACTTTCGCCTCCGCCACTGCAGAGTCAGGCGGTGGTACCCCGTGGCCGGCAGCAGGTGAGCACCAGTGCTACCTGATTGGTATCCACACCGACACTGGTGAGTTCCGTCAGTCCGATGGACAGATGTTCCCATCAGCCACCATCCAGTTCGAGTACGAGCTGTGTGATGATCCAGACCGCCCCAGTCCGTTGCAGTGGCGTGGTGCAGTCTTTAACCTCCCAACCAACCCAGGCCAGATCACCCTCGACGGTTCTAAGAAGCGTGCCGAGATTGAGATGAACCGGTTGAAGGGACACCTCACTGTTCTCTTGGGCAGCGAACCCACCAACATGGTCGGCGCACTGGAGCAAGTCTCTGGTATGATCCAATCAGACCAGGCTGTTGTGTGCAACGTCCGGTGCAACTACCGTGAAGTCGGTGACCGTACCTACAAGACCGAGTACATCCGAGAGCTCCTCTCAGGTGCTGCCTCCTAATCCTGAACTCCCCCACTGCAGCCCTGTCCTCCCCTTCCCGGGGAGGCGGGGCCTTCAGGAGGTAACATGCCAAGATACGTAGTAACGTCAAGCGACGTAGTCGAACAGAAAAAGAC